TAACGAAAGACTTAAAGACGAAGATGAAACTTTTGAAGAATATAAGATTCGTAGAACTCTTGCTCATAAAGCTATGAAACATAAAACAAAAGGTAATCTTATTTGGACACCTTATCCTTTTGGTAAAACTACTAAAGGATTAAGTTTTAATGATAGGAATGTAAAAGTAATGAAAGCTGTAATTGAACAGTCTCAAAAGAAACAAAAAGAAGAAGTATAATGGGTAAAATTTTAGGAGCAAACGGAGAAACACTAAGTAATGTCGAAGTAGATATAGAAGTACTTAAAGGCAATAAGACTATCAGTAAAGAAGATATGATAGCTAAGTATAAAGAACTTGATGATAAACAAGAAGAGATTAATAAAAGACCTTTATTGACTTCTAAAGAAATGAATATTACACCTATGGGTAGTATGATTATTGCTAGAGGATTTCTTAAACCTAGAGAACAAACATCAGTAATTAGTCTTCATAAGAAAGATTCAATTGTACCATGTTTTGAGGTTATGAAAGTAGGTCCTAATGTTAGTAATATTAAAGATGGTAATTGGGTAACTATTAAAGACCAAGCAGCAGAACTTGTAGTAAGTTCTATAATGCCTTTTAAAGGAGAATTGTTTTATTTCTTTCAGCAACATGATGTAGCTTATGTGTATGATGAACAACCAGATATTGAAGATGTAATGGCTAGTGGAACTACTATTGTAAGAGACCTTACAGAGTATGTTAAGATTGATAAGATGAAGAAACTTAAAGCTAAAGTAACTGAAGTAGATAGTTAAATGAAGGTATACCCAGAGTACGATAGTTTGTTTTATAATAGCTCCAAAGGAGAAACCCACTGGTACAGTATAATGTGTGATGTAAGGGTTCTAAGAGATGGTAAATACTACTTATTTCTTGTAAGAGTAGATACAGAGTCTAATGGTAAGAAAAGAGATACAGTAGAAAAGAACTTTGCTTCTTTTATAAAGGCTGTACATGACGTAGTTTGTTTTGGTGACCCTACTGTAGAGATCAATTTAGGTAATGGTATTAAAAGAGGTATTAAATTAGACCCAGACCAAACAAGCGAAGTCGATAGACTTAAAGCAATAAAAGAAGCATGAAAATTACAATATTGTTAAATGGAAGTCAAGATTTAAGTTTAAAATCTGATATTGAAGGATGGTATCAAATAGAAGTTGATGCTGCTAAAGAGTTTGGTATTGATTTGAAAGATTATAAATTGATGAATGTAACACATGGTATGGCAGAAAGAGGTAAGAATCCCAAACATAATATGAAGTTTGTAGATGCTTATTCTTTAGATTTAGCTGAAATATTTTATCAACAAAAATGAAATATCTTTTTGAAGTAGATAAGCAAGGTAAAATTGAGTTTGCCCCACAAGTATTAGCTATTAAGCAATTTAAAGCTTTGTGGAACGATAGACTTCCTAATGTCGAGCTTGCTATTGATGAAATGTCATTAATATTCTTTCTTACTGATGTAAGGTCTCCTTATATGCAAACTGAAGAAGACGGTAGGGTTGGTGAAATTTTATTAGACATTATGCCTAATAATCTTTCATGGACTCCTGATCAACTTCTATTAGATTGTATGGAAAAGTATAAAGAAATGAGTAGAACACCTTCAATGGATTCATTAGAAAGTGCTTGGATTGCACAAAGAAAAATAGATCAATTCTTACGAAATATTGACTTAGGAGAAAAAGATAAAAATGGTAAACTTGTACATAATGCAAAACAAATACAAATGATGCAGAAAGATTTACCAAACTCTATTAAAGCATTACAAACTACACAAAGACTTGTAATGACAGAAATGAATGAAGACCTTGAATTACAAGCAGGTCGTGAAAAAGCTGAATTTGAAGATGCCGAAACAAACCTCTGAAGATAGGTTTATAGATAGTTTATCGTTTGATAGCCTCATGAAGATTAATTCTATTGAGGATGATTATGTACGTGCTGAAGTTTTAGAAGCTGTTCAAGAAATACCATTTTTATATAATCTTACTAAGAAATATAGAAGGTTACTTAGTAGTTATAAACGATGGGATGCACCTTATAACTTTGAAGAAAGAGAAGAATCACCTACAGGTAGAATAGAGGTTAATATAACTGAACCTCATGAACTTGTTAATATGGATTTCTTTAAAGAAAGAGCATTATACTTTCAAAAGTATGGTGTATATACTCATATAACTCCCAATAGGTATCAAGGTAGTAGATACATGCGTTTCTGGAGAGAAGAACAAATTCGTTGTCGAGATGGTTATATTAGAGAGTCTGATGGTGAATGGATTACTGGTTATCATTACTGGTATTTAAATTACAGTCCTATACAAATTACTGAGGATATAGATTCTAAAAATAAAAAGAAAACTACAGTTGTTACGAAAATGCGTAAAGCAGATCGTAAAAGAGATTTTCCACGTTTATGGGATAGTGATTATTTATGGTTTCATTACATTGAAAAAGCAGAACAAAATGGTCATCATGTAGTAAACTTGAAGTCTAGGGGCAGAGGGTATAGCTATAAAGGAGGTTCTAGTTTAACACGTAATTATTACCATTATAAAGGTAGTAATTCTGTAGCTATTGCTTCTTCTGGAGATTATTTATTAGGTGATGGTATTCTTAATAAAGCATGGGATATTCTTAACTTTATTGATAATAATACAGCTTTTCGTAAATCAAGAGATTACGAAGATAGAAAAGACCATAAGAAAGCATCTTATAAAGACCCTAAAACTAAAACAGAAAGAGGTATATTATCTGAAATTATTGGTGTAACTACTGGTGGTGATCCTGAAAGAGCAAGGGGTAAACGTGCTAAGTTAGTATTATTTGAAGAGTCAGGTAAGTTTCCACACTTTAAAACTACACTAGGTATTGCTAGACCTTCTGTAGAGCAAGGTAATAGTGTATTTGGTTTAATTGTAGCTTGGGGTACTGGTGGTACTGCTGGAGCTGATTTTGCAGGTATTAAAGAAGCTTTCTACAGTCCGTCTACATTTAATATGTTAGGTATTCCTAATGTGTTTGATAGAAAAGTAGCCAAAGGTGCTGAATGCGGTTACTATTGTGGTGAGTATATGAATAGAGAGGGTTGTTATGATAATAACGGTAACTCTGATGTAATAGCAGCACTTATAGAAACATTTTCTGGTAGAGAAGTTATAAAGAAGAGTTCTAAAGACCCTAATGCTTTACTTCAAGAAAAAGCAGATAGATCTATTACACCTCAAGAAGCTTGTATGCGTAAGGAAGGTTCTTTATTTAATGTAGAGGATCTTAAAATACATCTTTCAGATATTGAAGTTAATCCTAAACAACACACAGATGCTACTTGGAAAGTAAAATTAATTGTAGAAAACGGTAAAATAGCTTGGAAGTTAAGTGATTATCATCCTGTAAGACAATATCCAGTAATTGAAAATAAAGGTTTAGAAGGTTGTGTTGAAATATTTGAACATCCTATTGTAAGAGATGATGGTGTACAATCAAATATATATGTAGCAGGAGTAGATCCTTACGATGATGATACAGCAGGAGGAGCTTCTTTAGGGTCAATATTAATAGGTAATCGTCTTACAAGACGTATTGTAGCTGAATATACTGGTAGACCTCAAACTGCTGAAGAGTTTTATGAAATATGTTATCGTCTTGCTAAGTATTATAATGCAAGAATTAACTACGAGAATAACAAAAAAGGTATGTTCCAATACTTTGATAGAATACAAGCTACATATATTTTGTGCGAAACTCCAGGTATATTACGTGATATGGAGATTACTAAAAAAATAGGGTTTGGTAATACTGCTAAAGGAACTAATGCTACTAAAGCTGTTAATAATTGGGGTAATAGTTTAATACGTTCTTATCTTATGGAACCAGCTTACGGTAAAGAAGAAGGAGAACGTAATTATAGAACTATTGGATCTCCAGGAATGCTTAAAGAATTAATTGCTTATGACCCAGAAATAGGAAACTACGATAGAATAGCAGCATTAAGAATGCTATTAATATATATGGCAGACTTAGAAAAGTTTGGTGTAATAGATTTAGATGACCACAATACTAATAGTAGTAAAAAAACAATGGACCCCTTCTTTTTAAGAACTAGGAGTTCATTAAATAATAAATTTACAAGCTCTAATAAAGAGCATAATTTTAAAAGACCAGTAAGAAAAAAAATATGAACTTAAATACAGGAAGTTTTCCTTCTCAAAAAAAGAACGAAAAACAAAAAAATCAAAAGTGGGCAGAAGATTGTGTAAGATCTGCATGTGATGTAGGTATTTATAATGATGGATTTAATTCTAATTATAAAGCTATACGTACTAATATGGATTTATTCAATAGTATACTAGACATTAAAGATATGATGGCTATGTGTGATCCTTATGGTATTTCAGGAGACGATATGGCATTTAAACCACAACATTACCCTATTGCAAATACTAAAATTAATCTTCTTGTAGGAGAAGAAATGAAAAAGCGTTTTGATTGGAAAGTAAAAGTTATTAATGATGATGCTATATCAGAAAAAGAAAAAGCTATTACAGAAATGATACGTAAGCAGCTTATGGAAATAGCAACTTCTGGTTTATCTGAAGAAGAAGCTAGTAGAAAACTTAAAGAGTTTGATAACTATCTTAAATTTGAATATCAAGATATAAGAGAACGTAAAGCAACTCACTTACTTAATCATATGATCGAAAAAGAAAATATGAAGTTTAAGTGGAATATGGGATTCTTAGATGGACTTGTAGGAGGTAGAGAGGTATATGCACTTGATATTGTAGGAGGTGATCCTAGAGTACGTAAATGTAATCCTGCTAATGTAAGAGTAATTCGCAAAGGAGATTCTCCAGATATTACAGATGCTGATATTATTATTGAGTGGGGATACCATTCTAAAGGTAATGTAATTGATATGTATTTCGATGATCTTAAAAGTACAGAAGTTACAGAAATTGAAAGTATAGGTCAAATAGATTCTTACAGTGATGATGGAGATATTGCACAAGGTAAAGAACCTCATTTAATGGCTGGTACATTTAGTATGGTAGCAGGACCCGATGGTAAATTAATGTCTTCTGAAATGGCTGATGTTAATAAACTTATGAAGTTTATATCTGATGATGGTTCTGTACTTGTTACAAGAGTTGTATGGAGATCTTATCGTAAAATTGGCAAGCTTAAATACTTTGATAATAAAACTGGTAATGAACTTTTAAAATGGGTAGATGAATTTTATATTCCTAATGTTAAAAAAGGTGAAGTAATAGAAAAGTATATTTGGACAACTGATTGGTGGGAAGGTACTCGTATTGGTGAAAATATTTATTGTAAAATGCAACCATTTCCTGTAAAAGCTTACAGTATGTCAAATCCTATAGGAACATTATGTCCTTATGTAGGAGGTGATTATACTGTAGAAGGAGAACCTACTACATCTCTTATGGGTAGATTAAAGCAATATGCTTACTATTATGATTTTATGATGCATAAACAATGGGAAACTATTGCTAAACATAAAGGAACTATTGGTTACTTAGATTTAGCTTTAATACCAGAAGGTTTTGAAATTGAAGATGCTTTGTATTATGCAGATAGATTAGGTTGGTTGCCTATTGATAGTTTTAAAGAAGGTCAAAAAGGACAAGCTACTGGTAAACTAGCAGGTAATTTACAAGCTAATAGAAGTGTTATGAACTTCGATATGGGTAATTATCTTCA